TATCTCATTAATGGAAAACTCTATGAGGTTAAATCTTCGGAGGCTTCTAGATATGACAAGACAAATCAGTATTTGAGTGGCAACACATATATCATATATAGGGAAGAATACACTAGAACCCCCTATACGTTTATAAACGGTAAGAAGATATTTGCAGATTTCTATCCACCAACGAATGTGTTTTATTTTCCATTTTTTCCAAGTGATAATGCCGAATTTGATTGTAGCGGTAAGACTTTCAACATAAACAACTATAAACAATTTAGTCGTTTTGTAATGAAAGATGAAGATATTGTTTATTACATAGAATACGGCAGTGATATACATTTGACAAATGATAATGGTAGAATTGCTTCTGGCGGATGTATAATAGATGGTATTGAATATCCTTGGGTTTCTGGCATTTCTGTCGATGATGTTGGCAATGAGCTGTATATCATCGATGAAAAAGTTATGTCCATAGACAATTCAGTTTTTTCAAATAATTTAATTGAATATAGGGCTAACGGATATGAAATTAATTATGAGGATTTCATCATCGAAGCTAGACCAAATATAGAAGAAGATTGTATATTTGACATATACCAAGTCAATCAAGTGACAGGAAGAACTGCCTCAAAAATATCTGATTTAAGACTATTCAATACTTTAGTTGATGATGTAGGTAATACGATTGAAGGAATATATGAGGTTGGAGAAAACGAGTGGAATCATCAACCCCCAGAAGGAACTGAACTAGAGCTTATATATCAAGTTGGCAATACCACTAACATAAAGAAATTCAGCATGACTGAAGACGATATGGACGATATAATAGAAAATGCGAATGGCGAGGCTTTAAGAAACTATTTTGTAGGGGATATAATAACCAACATGACATTTTACTATAAAGATTATGATGGTAACATCGTTAAGCAAACTGAGGCAGTTTGTAACTTGACATTAGATGATGAAGTTCACCTAATCGTTGGTAATAAGGATAAACAACTTAGTGGCGGCTATTCATCACTAAGTGCAATCACGGAGTCAACTGAGATAAAGAAAGAGTTGGAATCAAGTGGCCTTATTATGCAAGACGATATATATTGTGACATCACATATTACGTTGGGGCAACATTATCTAGAATGGCTGACAGTATTTATAATCTAGCGTCAATCGAAGAACGAGACGATGCATGCCAAAATCATGGGGTGATGTACAAAGAGACAGTTAGGTTCGTGAAGACAAACCAAGAATATTACCTTAAAAAGCCTAGTGACGCTGAATCCACGTTACCAACTACAAGGAATATGTCGTGCAAACATTCGGTGAGTTATCCAATCTATGTGTATGTGTTGACTCAAGATATGGAGAAGGTGAATGATACTCAATACAATATTGACTATTCAGTTCCTATGGCCAATTTTGTCTTTGACATAAATGTGTACAGAGAAAGCGGCAGAGAGCACGAAATTGATTATTTCGGTGAAGCATACAAGGCTGATATGGAGAGGCATAATGGCTTGCATGTATATCCAACATATAAAGAAGAATACAGATTTGGAATTTCCTCTATGGAAAACGTGGATTCTGATATTTATATAGACCGAGGAATAAACGCTGCATTTGAGAAGCACATAAAGTTAGGAGAAGTTACTAGCCTAGAGGCTCTTATTAACTATGGGAATAATTTTTTTAAAATAATGGAAAACTAATAAAAAATCATATGATAGGTTCTTATGGTACTGTAATACCGATTAATATATCAAACGTTGATATACCCAATCTAGTTGATATATCCTTTGTATATCACGAGACAAGAAGTTATGACTCTCTTTCTAGCGGAAGGTTCGAGCATCTTGACTCAAGCATACTCACACAAGCAAGGAGGGAAAGAGAAGATAACGATGTTGATGAGTTCGTTGAGGGTATGTATAACCTTCAACTCCCGCTTGGCATGTTTAACAAGAAAGGTTTCTACACAGTCTATATAAAGCCAAGGGAAATCGAGGCAACGATAACCGATGTTGGATGTTTGACTGCGTTTCCTAACGTAAGGGGTATAGTATTGGATACGACACAGATTAGAAACGACAGCATCAGCACTCTAGCTAGGAAAAACAACGAGTTAGTTGGTTATAGGATAGTCTACCTAGACGAGCAAGGGAGGAGGGAGAATTTTTATAGGATAATTACGTCAAATAATAAATGTGAACCAGTGGTACAAGCCCCAAACTCATCTAGTGATAAATCATATACTTACCGTTATGAGGACAGCTCTAGCTTAACGTTTATCACGGTATCACCATCATCTGCACCCACATTTAAGGAGAATGCCCTTCCTTATATAGGTAAGCCAACACAAAGAATATTGTTGCTTAATACGTTCTTTGAGCCAATACAGCTTGATATTGAAATGACAACCCACGATGCTGATACAATCAGTTATATGTTGGAGAACAGCCAGCTTAGGGATTTGGATAACGGTCTTGTTACAACGTTCAATAACGAAAACGAGATATATCATCAAGCAGAGCACTTTACGCTTAAAGACCAATATACTGGTAATCCAGTCTATGAGGTTAAACAAAACAAGAGAGATAGCATCGATTTCAGCCAAACAATTAATGACAAAATAGAATAAGTATTATGGCTTTTATAAAATCACATTCAAATTATGTTCTGAAAAAGAAACATCAAGATATTTCGGATGGTACGATATGGGAACGTGACATCACTACGATTGGAGGTGTCAATCAGTTCTCTCCTGGACAAATTCCAATCTATAAAAGTAGTAATTTTATTATTACAGTTAGAAATGATGGCAAAATCTCAAATCAATACAACCAGTCTAAATGGAAGGAAAACGAAAGTGGTGATACTTGGACTCTTGAGACTATAAGTGGAATGACTAGTGAGTTTGAGGACCAGAATGATATAAAGATTGTTCTCAAACAAGATTATTATGATTTTTGTGATTTTGCATATTATGGGTCTTTGACTGAATTGTTCCGTGCTTCCATTAACGATATATTACAGAGATTTCTTGGAGAGTTATATGGAACTGACACATATGCTTATTATACCACTGGTGTTACCTCTGATTTTGAGAGGGTAGAAGGTAAAGTTCCCCTTGGAAAGCCTATCGCAGAAACAAGTGGAGATAGAAGGGTTGTCGTAAACGGAAGTACTAGCATTGTAAATACTTGTGGTACTGATGAAATTGATATTGATACTAATGATAGATATATTGATAATCCTTTCAGTATCAATGTACACAGTATTAAAAAGCCTGTAGAAGCAAAGGCGTTAAAATATTTTGCTGACAAAGGATATAAAAACTATCAAATCATTGTTGGCGATACAGAACCCGAAGAAGATAATCCTATTAGTGATTGGAAATCTAAGAATTTCATTAAGGTTGTTAAGTACGAGTATATCCTTGATACATTATATGGTCAAAATGCTTTCTATTTTGATTACTTAAAGCCAAGCGTATTACAAACATATTTTAACAAACCAGATAATGAGGTTTGGTGGCTTCAGAATAATAACGACACCATTACTGAAGAGGGTAAAGAGGATTATGAACAGTTAGTCAAAAGATTTTTGTCTGGTGATATTCATAATAAGTACATTGAGTATAATACAAAATATAGAATTGAAAAGGTAGATTGGCCAGAAGAAGAATGCGGACAAATTCAGAGAACCGTTGCTGGTAAATTTTATGATACATTATCAGCAGCAAGAACTGCAAGAGAAAGTTTTCCACCTGATGATGAACATACTAATTATGAAATTGTATCAGGAGCTTGTTGTGGCGATATAGATTGTTACTTCACAACTCCTTGTAAGGGATATAAGTCAGCAAGTGTTAGTGCTGACTCAGTGACCATTGGTGCTTGGGTTGGTGATAACAATGAAATTGTGTATCTATCTGATAATGGAAACATGAAAGATATTCATGTTAGGCCTATAGATAAATTTATTGTAGAGTTTTATAATGAATGTAATAATTTTGAAAAGATTATACTAGATAGAAAAACGACACCAAGATATAAATCAATATTTTCTGTAATACACGACAATGAAAGGGGATATTATCGTGAAATGGAGGAGTTCGTATTTCCGACATCTTATGGCGGTTATAATATTGATGCGGTTTCCTTTGGGTTTAATGACTATACAACTAGGTTAGCTGAGATTGGCGCATATTATGACGAATATTTTACTGATAACCTATATAGGTCGATGACCCACGAGGCTATTAAAAATTTTGACTGGACATATACTCGTGAGTTTACAGTTGGTGGAGAGGAAGAGTTCGTTCATGGCGGTGAGAAGGTACAAAAGGCGTTAAGGGTATTTGCTAGAGAGTTTGATGAAATTCTTACTTACATTAATAATATTAAGAATATTGGCAGAGTTACATATGACGAGAGAAGCAATACGCCAGATTATTTTTTGATTGATGAAGTTGAAAACAAAGGGTGGGATGTTTGTCTTGTATACCCTTATGACCTTGAGGAATACATCAAAAATGATGACGGCACAAAAACATATTTATCAACAATATATACAGAACAACAACAATTAAATAATAAGGAAGGCGAAAGATTCTTTATTAGGCAATTCACTCAAAATACTAAAAAAGAGGTGCGTCCTTACAGTAAAGAATTGGTTGACGAGTATCCAGAAGGATATTTCATATCTTGCTGTGGTGAAGAGCCACCATGCCAGTATGAAGGAAGCGTTTATAAATTTGTCAACGCAAGCGGTATGGGGAGCACATATTATGACCAATGCGAAAGTGGAGCGACAAGAATTAAAAACAGAATTAAAGCATATACTAACGAAAAAAAATATACCTATTTGGATGCTAACAATGAGTTTATTAGGAGAATGGTGATTAATTCTCCATATATCTGGCGCCACAAGGGTACTATTGAGGGCATCGAAATGATATTGGGAATGTTTGGTCTCAAAAGTCAAAGATGGGTTGGAAGAATGACTGATAACTGCGTCAATAGTACAATTACTGCTGATTATGAAATAACTGAATACTCATCATTTACCAATAGAATTGAAGAGAAGTGGGATGCAGTACATCAAATGTATCGTATTGACTGGATTAATTCCACTAAGGCGATTGTATATGATTATAGGTCAACCTCCAATTATACCAAATATGGTGCTCAAGAGCAAGGCTACGTCTCATATCAAGGATTGCCAGTATCGTACAGATATGAGTATTCATCAGCAACTGAACCTTATATAGAAGTAAGCCCATTAACTGCTGACGACCCTCAGTCTCCAACTAGTTCTGTGGAATATGCATTTAAAATGGCAGAGACAAATGAGCCTGTCAGAAGAAGGTATCTATATCCAAACTTTAATAAAGACGAACAATTGGACGGAAACCCATATTTCCAAATGGATGGTGGATGGTTAGCAAAAACTGTCCAGAATGATGGTAATACAAGATATAATTTCCAATTTGATGTGGACGATAATATTACATATACTTGTTATGTTGAATCTGGAGAAACAACTGAATCTGGAGATATTATAGACAATAAACCAATATATAAAGAGACGGTTAGGAACATAAAAAGGGTTGATACGATTGGAGATTTAATATCTACGCCAGTTTCTGAAGTGGCCGAATGTGACAAACATAGAGAAAGATGTTGCCATAATCAACGGGCAAGTATACCCAATAAGGATTGAATATAATAATGAAAACGAGGGCGTTTCAAGATATATCTTATTAACCAAGAATACTGAATACATAAAGATTGGCGATGATAGGTTTTTTGATGATAAGATTATAGTATATGGAAATGATGGAAATGAAGTTAAATATACGTTGTCAGATAAACCTAGCGGTTTTAGTTTAAAGGCATATATAAAGGAAAATAAAGGCACATATGAGTTTATATGCAAGGCTGATGATGATGGATATTATACAATTGACAATTTCTGTGTATTGGACAGCATATTGCCTCCTAGTGGAAGAACTAATTATTTCATCATTGACAATCCATATTATTCTAACCGTATTTCAGATTTAACGCTTGACGATGGTAATTATCGTGGTTGGAGGATGCTGAAGAAGACAGACCCAGAATATATTAAGATTAATACCATAACAAATTATTATGAAGGGAACAATCCTCATAATGGGAATATGAATTATGACAATGGGCATGAATATTTTACATATTACAATAGATTGTTTAAATATGCA